CCCATTCTGTGCATATCTTAATTCTACATCTTTGGTCAAACGGCCCAATAATATCACCTTATTAATAAGTCATCATTCCTTTCTATTGATTTACTGTTTCTTTTTGTTTTTCTTGCTTAGATTGTTGCACCCAACCTGTAATTACTTTGATAAGTGCTAAACCATCTTCGTTTTTGATCTTAGTAATATCCACAATTTTGTATTTTTCTAAAGTTGCTGCCATTACTTCTTCATACGATTTATTGGTTAATACTGCAAGGTTTTGTGTTAATATTTTGATTTGTTCTAGTGTTCCTGCTGTGATTACTGGCGGTTCTTGTTTGGGTGTATTGTTTTGTTGATTTTTAAAATTATCTGTGTCTGCGTCTTTGGTGTCATCAATATTAAACAAACCATTTAACGCATATTTCCTAGCATATGAACTTGTTGCACCTGTAATCTGGCTGTCGTCTACACCTTTTTTATCTTGGCTTTCTCTTGCACTTGCTGTTACTTCTATTTTATCTTCAGGCTTTTCAACATCTACCAATATTGCAGTTGCTTCTACATAATATCTTTCATTGATATTGTTGATTTTGTCTTTTAAAAACAACACTGCTCCATATTTGGAACACAAAGGTTTTAACGCTTCTAAAATATCTTCTGCACTACGATATGAATATTTTCCAAAACTATTGAATTGATTTTTTGGTGCTTTCAATTCAGTTTGTATTGCTAATAATTTTTCATAAATGTTCATTCCCCATTTCCCCTTTCAATCTCCTTTTGGTTGTAACTGCTTCTTCAAGAGTTGCAAACCTGTATGTTTTTTTACCAAAATGAAATGTATATTTCTTTTTTAAACCCTTTGTAGTTTTGTCGTAATATATGCCTACTACACCTGTATCTTTATTTACTTTTTGTATTGTGTTTCTAATATTCCCAATCCTGTCAATTTCTCGCAAATTTTCTATTCTATTATCTGTTCTGTTTCTATTTATATGGTCTATTTCTTTATGTGGGAATCTATTGTTATGATAAGCAAATACAAGTCTATGTGCTTTATATTGTTTTCCTTTAATTTTTATTATCAAATAACCATCTTTATCATAACTGCCAGTTGAATTTGTTCTGTCTGTTCGTATAAATGTACCATCAGGTTTGTAAACAAAGTATTGATGTAGATAGTTTATCAATTCTGTTTCATTCATATTATCCCCCCATCATGTTATCTTGAGTGATTCATCTTGGGTTAATTCAGCTCCTGGTACTTCTTTCCCCATGTTTATATCTTGCATGATCTTACGTTTATCGACTTGCGGTTCTTGAAACTTCAAATAGTCTACTGGAATACTTAACAAATCTAAAACAACTACCTTTTTCGGATTTTTCTTGACTGATACTGTAAATAAATCCGTCTGAACCTTATCTCTATCAAGTCTTTTTAGTTCTCCATACATATACTCTTTTAGTTTAGCAATGTTTTTATTAAGATTATCTGCTCTATTAGCAAGGCGTTTCTTTTCATTCTCTATTGCTACTACTTCACCTTCCCAATTACGGATAAGTTTAACAATATTCTCAATCTTTTCAGCAAAATCAAATTCTACACTTTCAAGAGTGTCTTGTATCGCTGCAATTCTATCGTCTTCATCTTGAGCATTATCTAACATTGTTTGTAGAACTAATAAATTGTCGCTGATTTTGTAAAGTTCCATAATTTTTCGCATCCCCTTTTAACTTGCTTTTTGTTGTTGTACATATATCTCATACGCAACCATTTCAACTGCTTTTCTTAATTCTTCTAAATTAGGTTTGCCAACTACTGTTACTTTCATTATTCAAACTCCTCATAAAAGATTGAAATATCTACCCCTAATTTTTCAACTAAAACTAACTTGCTTTTATCTGATGGCCTTCTATCCCCTCTGAACCAACAACTTATAGTCAATGGCGAATAACCTGTCATTTCGGCCACTTGATCAAACGTCCAACCCTTGGCATGGCAATAAGCTTTTAGTTTGTTGTGCCATTTCATATCTTTCGTGAATATTGAATAAATATCTATTTCACCATCTTCTAACAACTTCAAATCTAATCCCAATTTTTCAACTAAGACTTTACGAAAATTATCTGAAATTGGTCTTGTACCTTGATACCAATGTCTAACTGTTACTATCCCAGCTCCAACCATTTCAGCAACTTCTTGCTGTGTCCAACCATTCGCAAAGCAAAAAGTTTTAAATTTTTCATTCCACTTCATATTTTCCATATCGCATTTACCTCCTTTCGTATCGTAAAATGTACTACTTTATAATATTATTATATTACTTTTTATATAAAAAATCAATACAAAACGCAAAAATTCTTTGTATTTCTTCGGTGGCAATACTACTTAACGCAAAATTCAAAGCGTGGAATTATAAATACAAACAGGTTATACTATAGTCAAAACTTTAATAATTTAAACAACAAAAGGAGAATTTTTATGTCAAGCTTCGGTACAAGAGTTAAAGAATTAAGAAACCAAAGAGGATTAAGACAAGACCAATTTGCACAAAAAATTGAAGTTGCACCTTCTACTGTAGGAGCTTATGAAAGAGATACTAGAGAACCTAGTTTTGAAATTCTAAAAAGAATGTCTAAATATTTTAATGTTTCAATTGATTATTTATTATGCAATACAGACGACCCTCGAATGGTTGAAGATGCACTAAACGACAACTCAAAAGAACTAAAGGAATTTTTATCAAAAAACGAAGTTTTATTTAATGGGAATAAATTAGATCCAAACGACAAACAAAAAATCGTAGATATACTAACAGCTATCTTCTGGGACAATATGACGAAATTATGATGTAATTTTGAAAATTATTTGTCGGTAAAAAATTCATATTGCAAACCTATGTTCCATATCGCATTATTAGGATAGTTCAAACGAATTGGAGGATTTAATAATGCGATGTAACGAACTAACAGTTATGTATGAGGAATTTTCGGAAACTTTTGCAGGTTTTTGCTTTGCTGAATTTGGTAAACAGTTTATTATTATTAATAACACTTTAAGCTCTTATGAGCAGAAATTATATAAACTAGCTTTTGAATATTTTTTGAACAACAACCTAGCACCAAATCAAATTATGATACCTGCTTCTACTCCAAAAGAAATAGAAGCTATTGAGTATGCAAAAACATTACTATCAAAGCAGGCGGTATAGTTGGAAAATTTAGATGTAGCCTTGTATGTGCGTAAGTCAAGGGCGGATATAGAACAAGAGAGAAAAGCTTTTGAGCAAGGTACTACGTATGATACGTTAAAAAGGCACAGAACAGAATTAATTAAACTCGCTAAACGTAAAGGCTATTCAATTATAGAAATATATGAAGAAATAGTTACAGGAGATACCATAGACGGCAGGCCTGAAATGCAACGATTACTGAACGATGTAGAAAATTTCCGTTATGACGCTATTCTAGTTATAGATTATGACCGCCTAGGCAGAGGGGATAAAAAAGACCAAGGACGTATTGACGAAACATTTGCCAAAACAGATACACTTATCATAACTCCTAATGAAACAATAGACTTAAATACAGAAGAAGGTATGTTTACCGCAGATACAAAGGGTTTCCTAAGTCGTATGGAGTACAGGCAAATAAAAAAGCGACTTAAAGAAGGTAAAAAACGTTCTATCACAGAAGGAAAAGATGTATCTAATAAACAACCATTCGGATTTTCGAAGGATTTTCGCACTAAAAAGTTATATCCAAACGAATATGCACCAAGTGCCAAACTTATATTTGAACTATACGATGAAATAGGCACATTACACGGAACTGTCGAAAAATTATATGAACTCGGAATAAAAACAGAAACAGGAAAAGACAGATGGAACTATCAAACACTCAAAAGAATGTTAAAAAACAAAAAGTATATAGGCACAATGTTTTTTAATAAAGATAGCAAAAGAGATTATGTAGAACAACCTAATTCACATACTGCTATTATAGATGAAGAATTGTTTTATAGAGTGAACAAAAAACTTGAAGATGTTAAAGATCACAAAACACGTAAAACATATGCATTAAAAAACCCATTCGCTAGTATCTGCCATTGTTTAGAATGTGGTTCTATAATGAAACTACATAATTTGAAATATTCATATATACGTTGCAGCAATTATCATTGTACTTGTAAATTTATTCGTTTTGAAACATTTGAAAACGCTGTATTATCTGCGATTAGCGATATATTAAACGGTGTCGAGGTAAATGTTGAAAAACTTAAAAAACAAGACAATAAAATCGACAAACTAAATACCCAACTAAGCAACTTATATCTCCAAGAGAAAAAATTAAAAGAGAGAGAAAACAATATTTACAACTTCCTTGAAGATGGCACTTATACAAGAGAAAAATTTCAAGAAAGATTAAATGAACTAAATGCCACTAAAACAGAAATTAGATATAAGATAGAAGAAACTTTAAGATTGATCGAATATGAAAATACCAAAAAGAATAAAACTGTCAATCTTGCACCAGCTATCGTTAACTGTTTAGATGTATATAAACTTTCTAATCCTACACAAAAAAACAAATTGCTACGAAGTTTTATTCGTAACATCATTGTTTATAAACCTAAAAAATATAATAACGAGCTACACCTTGAAATCATCTTGAAAGATTAGCACATATAATCTTTCTTTTTTTAATCTCTTTTATTGTTTGAATATTAAGAAATCCGCACTCATAAGAACCGAATTGAAATAGGGTTCTTATCAGCTACTCTTTTTCAAAATAAAAAAGTCGGTTTTTCCGACTTTTCTCGCTTAGTTAATTTTTCTATTTTTTTGTCTTAACAAATAAAACTTGTGTTTCAAACTTAATCGTCTAATATGGAAATCTTGACTAGCATTAAAAATCATATCATGTACTACATTGTCAAACTTTTTAGTCTTTTTTATTAACCGCATGATATACCCTCCAAATCCCTTTTTTGGACAGTATAGCATATTGTTAAAATTTACACATTTTTTATACCACAATTAAAATCATAAAGATTATCTAATCTTTCAATTACAGGCTCCATTTTAATTTCTGTAATATTTTCAATTTCATATAAAAGCCTGATCAAATTCTCATATTCCTTGATGTCCGAATTCAAAATTTCTCTAACTGTTTTCATAATTCATTCCCCTTTCTTAAACAAGCAATAGATTTTCCAATTGATCTATTGTTAAATTTTCTGCATACGCTGCACCTCTTACATCAAACCTTCCATTACTGTTTTTGTGAACTATAAAATCACCCACATCATAAACATTTAATGCTTCTTTGCTTAGCCCTTCTTTTTTTAATTCTTCACAACTTAATTTTTCCATACAACCCTCCTTTTTGGAAGCGTTTACATTTTAATTAAAAAAATGTTAAACACATTCCACCAACTTAATGTATGTGTTGCAATTACTTGTATGTAACTTACTACACTTAAAACTATTAATGCTGTACTGAATAAACTTAACCAACTTTCTACCAATGTTCCCAAATTCCACTTATAACCTTTTATCATTTGTAACCCTCCTTCTTTATAATATAATTATATACCATTTCAACGCAAAAATCAATACGTTTTGTAATATTTTTATATTTTTTTACAAAAATACTACATAAAGCAATAATGAAGTAGGTCGAAATCTACTTCATTATTAATTTTGGTTTTTTTCTCATTTTTTTATATTTGCCATTCGCTCCATAAACTTCAAAACCATTATTTATAAATATGTGTTCTGCTTGCTGATTAGCAGTAATCAATCTTAATTCATCTTCCGAGAAAATATGGACCAATGTTTTTATCAATCTGTTTCCTATATTTTTATCTCGGAATTCTTTTAATACATAAAAATTGTCTATATATAGATAACTTTTCTTTGCTTCAATCGATACAAAGCCCAAAACATCATATAATTCATTAAACGCTATAATCCAATAACAATTATTGTTGTAGAGCTGGCAATCCATTTCTTTTATAATGCTTCTATCTGCAAAGAATTTGCCCATTATGGAATAAAAACTCGGTTTTTGTGCTTCATAATTATCAAACAACTTAATTATTATCCCCATATATTCCCCACTCATTCCTTTTCTTCTTCATTAATTCTATGTATTTATCATAAGCACTTTGCTTTGTTGGTGAAAATCCTAAACCTTTGCACCAATAATCATTTCTTAATAAAGTTCTGCAAATTCTTCTCCAACTCGGAACATCTTTTTTGTTTTCCATTTGGAAATCTGCTTCATCAGGTATTCCGTCTGGATATCCTCTTTCCATATACCAATGAATATATTTTGCAATTTTTGCTTTATAATGTTCTGCGGTCTTTTTTGGCATTGTATCTAATAAAAAATCCGAAAAACTCTGCCATGTATTATGTGATTTTGGCAATGTTATTTGTCTGTTACCTAGCACATTTCCATTTTCTTTTGAATACAGGCTTCCACTATTAGCACCACTCATTCTTAAAACCATTTTGGCCCATGTGTTAGGTTCTATGATTTGATATAACCACAAAGATCTTCTTGTAGTATCTCCAAAAGGTTCATCAACTCTCATTTGGTGTAATGTTAATCCTGCTTGATAAAATCTGTCATATATTTTGTTATAACACTTTTTGTATTTCCCTAAATAAGTCCAATCGTCCTCTGCTCTCCAATCATATATAGGATATATGTTATATACATTTTCAGTAACACAAGTTGTAAACATCTTGTCTTCATATTTGTTTTTCCTAAAATTCGACAACGCTCTGTATCTGTTTAAACTTTCTCTTGTTCTTATGCCTACAAAGCAAGCGCAACTTTTGCCTTCTCCGAACCATTCACCAAACAAAGGCACAAATTCTTCAAATGTTATTTTATAATACCAAAATGGAAAAAACTTTTCGTCGGTTATACTCATTGGATCGGGCTGTCTTACCCATACGTTTTTCTTTTCTTTATCCCAACTTATCCATTCAGGTTCAAACTGGCTGCACGCATTATCAGTTAACAAAGGCAACGCTACCCAATATGGTATTATATAATCTTTATACATTTCATAAATTCTTTTAACATGTTCAATAGTTAATTCGTATTGTATTTCCCAATCTATAAACAGCAATCCTACTTTTCTATTTCTCTTTATGGCTTCTTCCATAACTAAATGTGTCATTACGGTACTATCTTTACCACCACTAAAAGAAATGCAAATTTTCTCAAAATTATCAAAAGTCCAAGCTATCCTTTGCTTAGCGCTTTCAAGTACATTAATTCCTAACATTTTTTTCATTGAATTACCCCCAATTCAAACAAATCTTCAATACAAAATTGGTAACCTATACATTCTCTTTCTCTTAACCTTACCCATTTTGTAATTATTTCACGAGCAATATTGTTGGCTTCCATTCTTTGTTCTTCGGTTAATTTCCACCAACCTTCTCTCGTTTCATCTTCATGTACACCACTATAAATGCAACAAGCCGATTGGCCCAACCAAGCAATTCTATTCATGCTTGAATTACTTAAATTGTATTCGGTAGCCTTTTTCCACTTTTCGACTACTGCCATCATTTGTTCCCTGCAGACAACAGGATCACCTAAAACTTTAGCTACATCTTTTATTCTTTCACTCCGATTTTCTTTATCTTCGTTATACATTCCATTTTGATAATCTTCCCATTCTGTATAGTGACTAAATATTCTCTCCATATTAATCTCCTATTAATTCTTTTACTTCATCTTCACCTTCCATATCTACTTCCCAAGCTTCTGAGAATTCCCTATCCGAAAACATTTCTGCTAATCCTGTTATTTGTGCCAGCCTCAATACTTCGTCTGCGTCCATACCTAATTTTTGAGCTATTTTTTCGTTGCTCCAATTCCTTTTACGCAATTCCAAAACAATATCGCTCATTGCTTCTACTTTGTGTTTTCCTCTTGCTCTGTTGTGTCTAATTGTCGAAGCTATTCTTTGTCCTCTATCTGTTACCTCATCGTTTATAACTACAACAGGCAAATATCCATGTATTCTTTCATTTATATCTTTGCATTCCTTACCAACTCTATTTCTGTGAAATCCATCTACAACTTCGTAATGACCTTCATTTTTCCACACAACTATCGGCTGTGTATACCCGTCTTCTTTTATTGATGTATGTAACAATTCCATTTCAGGCGGCGCAACATTATTTGGGTTATAATCGTTTGCCACTATTTCGCTGCATTTTATCCATTCTACACACTCAACAGGTTCTTTATTGAATGGGCTTATTTGTTTTAACAACTTCTTAACCTCATTTATTACCTGCACCTTTTCTTCTAATTCCAATTCCTCAATTTTTAACAATTCTTTTCTTAATTCTTCTTTCATATCCCTGTCCCCTTTCATTATTGATGATATAATTATAATATTTTTATACCAATTTTCAATACATTTGGCAAAAATAATCAAAAAAATTTATAAAAATAATACAAAACGCAAAACAGAGTAGGCAAAAACCTACTCCGCAACTTCTCTTACTTCTTCTAAAAAGAAATCTTTGCATTCTTCACAAAATACTTCATTATACATTTCATAGTAGCTACCACCACTTGGTACATATTCTCCACATTGATCACATAACACTTTATTTTTTTGTTGCTGTGTGTCATTCTGCTTGTCATAATTCTGTTGTAATTTGTCAAGGTTCATTTTATTTCTTCCCTTCGTAGAATTTTATCCACATTATCAACATTTTTTTATTCACATCGTATTATTAACTACCTGTTTATTTCTTTATAAATCTGTAAAACTCGTTAAACCCTTTTTCACTTTTGTCAAAAAATCTTTGGTGTTCTAACTTGTTGATCGTGCAATCAATTTGTATATCATCATAGCAACTATCCATGTAACTTGTTTTTACTTCTACCACGCCCGCATTTTCTTCATTCATCTTTTTTACTACATCTTTCATTGAAATTCTTTTACCTTCCCATTTCATTCTTATTATTTTCATTTTGTATCTCCCCTTCCTTATCTTTAATATAATTATATACTATTTTATATTAAAAATCAATACATTTAGCAAAAATAATTAAAAAAGTTTTATATTATTTTGCAATACGTAAAAACAATTGATGTTTTCCCTTTATGGGAAATACATTAGAAACTACTTTTCATGCTATTTTTTTGCATAAAAAAAGAGGCAAGGGCTTAAATGTCCTTACCACCAATGTTAAAGGTTCTTACCACCTATGTTTACCACCTATGTTACTTAATTTGCTTGTGTAGTTTAGTAGCAACTACTGCAACTTCTGCTCTTGTAATAAAGTTGCTCGGCTTAAACGTTTTATCTGTATACCCATTCATAATTCCATTTTCTCGGCAATAATCAACATAATCTTTTAAGCTTGTTTCTTCTCCACCTTCTGTTGCTTTGATCATCTTAATAATTGCTGCTTTAATTTGTTCTTTTGTATATCCTTCTTTTAATAGTTCATCAAACATAACATTTTCCTCGCTTTCAACTAATTTATTCTTAAAATCTACCCATAATTGATTATTTCTAACAAATGGCTCTGGACATCGTTTGTGTGTTACATCATAATGTCTAAGCACATTTTCTACAGGTATATTGTATTTTCTCATTAATTCTTTCGTTAATTGAACGGTATTTTCTACTACCTCATTTTTTATATAATAAGCTCCATTTTTATCTTTCATGCTGCACATTTCAATTCCTATACTGTTGCTATTACGGCAATATTTATGGTAGTATGTGCCTTTAGTTCCACAATGCCACGCTTCATTTTCATCTTCTATGCTTTGCCAAATTTCATTTCCATCTACAAAATAATGAGCAGAAGCTCCACGATATACACTTTTGAAGTAGTTTGTATTCCCTTTTGCCGTATCTCCATTATTAGCTGTATAGTGGATAACAATATATTTAATTTGTCTATTTGATACTTTTTTATAATTTACTGTTGTTAAATTCTTTTTAATTCCCATATATCTCACTCCTTAAAAAGAAAAGGCCACCTTTTCAGATGGCCTTTGGTTTGATTATACGTCCTGAATTTTCTTCTTAATCTCTTCATAAACTGCCATGAAGTCGGTGTTGTGGTCCTTTCTGTAGAGTTCATCGAGATGCTTGTCGAAACGATGATGAACCTTCTTGTGGCAAGAATCACACAAAAGAACCGTCCTATCAATTCTTGTAGCGAACCCATGTCTGATCAAAAAAGCGTGATGGATTTGCAGAGTTTTGCTATTTCCTTCTACACCGCAGATGTCGCAATGCGGGTTAATCGACAGCAACACTCTTTTGGCTGCCTTAGATCCTGCTCTCAGGCCTTTGGTACTCGGTCTGTTATTGCACTTTCTGGGCCTCCTCGTTTTCTTGACCTTTACCTTCCGATACTTCTTCATAGCGAACCTCCACTATTTCGGTCGGTGTGGTAATTCTTACAACGTCTTTCTGTCGGTTGGCTATCAGTCGAGCAACAAACATCATCTCTTCATTTATGGTGTCGCAATAGATGTTCACCATGACCACCATTCCTCCTACTTAGCAAGAATTATTTACACATTTCTGTGTTGGCGGTAGTCTACTACTATATAATTGTTTTAAAATGTGTTTATTTGTTCCAAAAATGATTTTAGAACGATTTTTATTCAAAAGATATATAGTTTTATACCTCCTAATTTAAAAATCGTTCTAAACGCTTTTACACTCATTTGATTTTTACTTCCATTCCATCTTTTACTTTGTCCCAATCTTTTATATCAGGATTTAATCTTTTTAGTTTTTCCTCTGTTACTTTATACTGATTTGTTACTATTAATAAATTATCTGTTGCTTTCCATGTATGATACATAACAAACCTCCTATTCTGATACTTCTGGTCCGTCTATATCTTCAACAGAATTGTCAACAACACCATTATCCAGATAATCTTTTGCTAGTAAGGTGATATAATCAAACCAATCTTGTACAAGCTCTGAAAATTCTTTCTTGCCTACGAATGTTTTTAACCATTTTGGCAATAAGTCATAAGCTTTTTCTACAACATAATCGAATTTTTCCTGTCCTTTCCCTGAACCAAAAATAATCTCTGCATGTAGAAACAAATGATAACAATGTCTTCTAACTTCTTCTAAATTCTTATTTTTGGTCATTAAGAAAATTACAATCCCTAGAATTACAACTAAAATAAAAGCTCCTACTATTAAAATAGTTTCATTCATTTTTATTCCTCCTATTTATGGCTCTTTTTAAGCAAAAAGTCATCTAATTCTTTTTTGCTTTCAGGTACACTATGGTTAGCTCCTAATTGACTTAAACCATCTAAACAAGCAGACAATGCTTTTACAATGATTATTCTTTCTTCTTTATCTGTTTCAAGCTCTTCCCAAAAATTATCTTTATCTTCTTCTAAGGCTTTTATCTTTTTCTCTGCGGTTTCAATTCTTCCAATAATCTTAATCCTTATATAAGCATATATTCCACCAACTATTGCACATATCTCAGCAAAAAAGGCCAACCATTTTGTTAAAACCTCAATATCTATAACCACCTTGTTAGTCCTCCTTGGTAATTGTTACCTTTCTTTCGTTTGCATTCCATTCAACAGCAAAACCCATATCTTCTAAAAACCTAACAGGTACAAAAGTTCTGTTGTCCTTAATAAAAGGTGCTGTGTCGTATGTATGCTTTTCACCGTTAATAATGATAATTTTATTATCAATCTGTAATTCTGCCTTCATTTCTTCGCCCCCTATTTGTGGAAATCCACCATAGTCTGTTCCTTCATTAATAGCATACTTATATACATCTATTGTTGAAGGTTCAGGCAAAACAAAAAGACCATGTCCTGTTTGGATATCAAAGCCTTCTTCTACTACATCTATTAAATTATCTTTGATAAAACGTTCCATTTCTGATCGTTTTAATCTTCTGCCTACTTTTTCAATAAAGAACTGTTGAACTAAACTAATCATTCCAGCAAATACAGGCGCACAAAAGCTTGTTCCTGCTATCCCTAATATTTCAGCTATTGTTACAAAATCCAACTCTTCTCCGACAGACGAATAATTAACTTTGTATAGTTCATTCCAATTATATAAAGCATTATCGTCTTTATCATATTCTCCTGCGAATTTTGGTTTTACTCCACCAATAGCCCAATAACCATCATATTTAGGTTCGCCCAGCAACCCTTTTTCGCCATCATTTCCTGCAGAAGCAAAGAATATACAGCCTGCATTGATACAATCTTGTATAGCCTGTTGTTGGCTTTTACTAGGATAACTTCCGACACATGATGTAGTAAATATGTGAACTTTGTTTTGTTTGATATATTCAGCACTATCACACTTGTAAGCACTACTTCCGAAAGTCCCTGAAAACGGATAAGCTATAAACTCAGCATCTGGTGCTACAAGTTTAATATGTGTCATTACATTATCGCCATGACTGCGTTTGCTTTTAAATCCTTTTGGTGAAATAACGTCTGAATGCACTTTTTGGCATACTTTTTCATCAGATAATATTTTAATTCCTTTACCTGTATATCCTAATTCGTGCCATCTTGTAATACCTAAAAAAGCAAGAGCATTTTCTTTGTATGTCATGCTCTCACCTCCTAATATTTAATGCAATATAAAACAGCAACGTTAGTCGGCCTAACAATATGTCCTGTAGGATTTCCTGCCGAAGTATAAGTATAGTTAGCACCATGTTGTACATACCCCACAGATTCTCCAATACTCTTATCAGGATTTTGCACCTCATATGGGTATCTGATATATAATTGTTTGTCTGATGTTGGTATTGTTATGTGTGGTATTGCTGTACCATCTTGATGAGCACCAATTTCACCTGACAAATCACCATATCCACGTAAGAACTCATTCCTTAAATCAGGTACTGCAAAAGTTGTAGTACCATCTCCTCCAAAATGATTTTTGCTACCGAATTGTGTTTCAAAGTGACTTGCTAATTTGGGATAATTTGCAATGTTTAATTCCGAACCATCACAAATCAAAAAACCTTCTGGTGCAATTGTTCCCATAAATGAAATAATTGTTCCAACAGGATTTAAGCCATTGTCTATCTCTAAACCTGTATATTTACTTTGATAAGTTCCCATTAACTTACCTCCTTTACTAGAAATTTATTACCATTTGATGTTAAAAAAACATCTTCATCAAACGCAATAAAATTCATCTCTTCTTTTTCCTTAAACAATAATTTTAATATAATTCTTATAAATTCTTTGAAGAAAGCAATAATATATTCCATAAACTATTCCTCCTTCACTAAGAAAGTATTGCCATCTGATGTTACAAACATGTTGCCATCTGATGTTAAGAAATTTGTTTCATTTCCTACAGCAACTACTTCTTCTCCTTTTGCTACTCCTGCAATCGGTTCTAATCCTTTGCACATAGCAATAATAGGGATATATCCATGATAAATCATAGTCTATCCCTCCTTTATGAAGTAATAAGTACTTTCATCAACTGTTCCTGCCTCAACTAATGCGTCATATTCTGCTTGTGTAAGAGTAACCATATAATTCCCTGCATTAGCTCCTGTATCGGTAATTATCTGTAATTTAACAGGAATTGCTGTTGTAGGCTTTTCTTCAAATGCATATACTCTTAGATTGTTTGCACTTGTTATTGCTCTATCAATTTTATTCCATGCTTCTTGTATTGCTTGGTCTGTTGCTAACGTTCCTGAGTAAACAGGAGTAATAAAAGGGCTGTCTGTTTCAGACAACCCTTCTACTACAATGTCCACATAGTATGGAGCTGTTGAACTCCACCCTGTTACAGGAATAGTACAAGTATAAGTACTTGACCTTGCTACTGCTTGCAACTGCTCTTTAGTAGCCATTTTGTTACTAATTTTCGACCAAAAATACTGAAGTCCTGTCTTGTCTAAGTAAGACATTGTATATCACCCCTTTAAGACTATACTAATAAAGCGTCAATTTCTTCGTTTGTGATAACATCAGCAGTCTTCATGTAACCACTTAGATCTGTTTCAGTTGTTCCGATCTTTTCAAATTTACCATTAGCGAAGATGTATTCATCATAGATGTTAGGGTTAGCTCCACCGTTAGCCATTAAATAGATAACGCCAGCTTCACCTGCTGCAGGTAACTCTGTAACGATTTCATAAGAAATACCTGTGATTTGTCCAACTGCACCATTAACAATTTCTTGTACTTGTGCTGCTGTCTGATATCCAGCTCCGTTTGTTAAAGAAGCGTTGTCTGTAGGGATTTCAGGCTTGTCAGTTAAATCGTTGTAAGAACCAGTTGTTGCAACAGTCTTAAGGTCAGCAGATTTAGCATATACAGTTAAATCTGGAGTTCCTTCTAAGTCTGTATAAGCACCACTCTTAGCAACAGCATGAAGATCAGCATCTTTTGCAAATACTGTTAAATCAGGTGTTCCAGTTAAATCAGCGTATGCACCAGTTGTAGCAACTTTAGCAAGGTCGGCAGATTTTGTGTAGTTTGTTAAGTTGTCAACGTCTTTAGTAATGAAACCAGAAAGGTCTGGTGTTCCTTCTAAATCTTCATACTTACCACTTGTAGCAACTGCTTTTAAGTCAGCAGATTTTGCAAATACTGTTAAGTCAGGAGTATCTGTTAAATCTGTGTATTTACCAGATGTAGCAACTGCTGCTAAATCAGATGTCTTTGTATAGTTAACTAAGTCAGCAACTTCCTTAGTGATATATCCAGAAAGATCTGGTGCGCCTACTAAATCAGCATAATTACCACTGAAATTAGAAGTACCAGAAGCATTGATTTTCTCTACTAATTCGTTTGTTAGGTTGTTATCAGAAAGTACTTTGTAGTCTGTTGTGCTTCCTGTTTTTAATTCTTTTGCTTGAAATCCAGCTTTAATTTTATTCCATACGTATAATAACCCATTACTGTCTAAATATTTCATTGTTCATCTCTCCTTTAAATTGTTAATATTTTTTCTAATTCCACATTTGTAATGACTGTAAACCCTAAGTCCTCTGATGTCTGGTTTCCTGTCAACATAACGCTGTTGATACTTGGTTTGTTTACCAAATCTTCATAGTTAGTTGTGCCTCCACCAGAACCAGAAGGATTTACCCACTCGGTGCTATAGTCATCATTACTTGACTTAGCCAATACTTGGCCCGTCGTTCCTCCTAAAGGAACACCAACACCATTGAACTCGCCATTATCTCTTGCTGCTATAAGCTCTTCCATTAAGGTATTAGCATTATCTACAGCAACAGTGGCTTCTGCTGTTAATTTTTCCAGCTTTACTTCTGTTTGTGTTAACCAATCAACTTTTTCAGGGCTTAACTCAACTACTGCATCTATACTGTCGGCAATGTAATATCGTTTGCTGTAAGACTTCCAAACTAAACCATCAGCAGATTCTATTACTATTTCAACCATGATCAGACCAACTTCATCTGTTAGTTGATTAGTTATATAAAAATCTGCTGTTTTGTTTTCTACATCTACAGTAAGCATGCCAGTTTTGATTTTATCCCCATTAGGTTTTTCCCATGCTAGATATATGTATTTGTCTAGCATTTCGTCTGTTAGCTTTAGCCTTAGTGCAGAAGCTTTGTTTTCGCCTTTTCTTGCGATAGTACTTGCGTTACAGTTATAGTCATGGTCGTTATTAAGCTCGACTTCTATATAGTTCGTTAACCCCATGCAACCACCTCCTTTCTGCACTTGTTCGTCCCACCCTTCCCTACCTCGTACTCAATTAAAAAGGTCGCTAACTATTGTTAGCAACCTCTTAAATCTTTCCTTCTAGTTCAGGATATTTAGCTAAAACCTGTTCTTTTGTTAATTTTTTCATTACAATTTGCATTTTTAAGTATTTAATAGTCTTTTCACTCATTATAAATCCCTCCTATTAACCTAATAACATTTCATTAATTACATCTTCTAACATTGCAATTCTTTCTTCTGGTGATACATAAGGAACAAATTCTTCATTGGTCACAAATGCACCGTCTACATACTTGTATTCTTCTACTTTTACTTCTTCAGGAATTTCTGTAACTTCTACCATTACAATTTCACCATTGTTCATACAAGCCATATTCTTTTCTCTGTTCCAAATATGTGTTGCTTCTGCTTCTGCGCATTCTTGAAGTCCACCATCGGCAGCACCACCTTTAGCAAAAACAATGTCTTTGCCAAAATCAAATACTACATTTTTTTCATTTAATAATACTTTCATTTCTTTTCCTCCTTTATATTTATTATACTACTTTTATAAATTAGCATCGCACCAAGTTTTATTTGGTTCATTGCCTGCTCCGAATATTGCTGTTAAATCAAGACAATATATAATGTTTATATAATGCGTATCTCCTGCAACTGGTAGATATGAAGCAATGTCTAATACTGAATAACTACCAGATGTTCGTGTTCGCAAGCTACTGAAAACATGCCAAGTATCATCTTTATAATTCGTCCAAGTGTTTTCTGCGTATCCATCAAAACTAATATCTGTACTACCTGTATTTGTTGAAGCTTGTAAAATCCCCATTCTTACATAATATTTATGTCCATCAGAAGTGTTAGCATTTGACTTCGACTTAATCAATTTCATCGAGCCAGTAGTACTTGTTACTGTTGCTTCAATTTTTAGTGCATTTGTGACACCTGCAATATCAACATTTGAAATACCAGTATTATTACTTATATTCCAATTGTCCACCGAATTAGTAACCAAATTAAAATGTTGATAATAACATTTAGGTAAATGCACACTAACTAATTCATTATGCCCTGTACTATCTCCACCAGTTCCATTTGTTTTTGCTACTCCAGATATATCTGATGTAGTAGCTTTTCTTACTTGGGTTTCATACTGTGATACTGCTACATTGTTTGTTGGAATGTTATTTGAAATACCAAATATTTGAGCATGAAGGTGATAATTATCAGTACAGCTATGTGCAACAAATATTCCTCCGTTTGCTAGTGGCAAACTTGATATCCATTCACTCGCACGAATTGCATTGTTTAATTCTGTATCTGTTCCTTTTGTTATTGTAGTTCCGTTAACAGTTGCAACCATGCCGTACAACATATAGCTACCACTATAATTATGAGTTATTAATACGTCATTGCTTGGTAGTAAACAAATTGAAATACGTTGACCTGTATTTTCAACACTACTTAACGCTGTATCTGTTCCTTTTGTTATCGTAGTGCCATTTATGTTACACACCATTCCATATAATTTATAACTTGTGCTGTAACCATGTACTAGCAATATATTTCCACTAGGCAATACACAAGTTGAAACTATAGCGCCTGTATAAGTAGTACTGTTATTTAATACTATATTTTTCGCTACTGTTATCGTTGTACCGTTAGTTGTACAAGTCATTCCATATAAATAGTAATTTGAGTCATAGCTATGTGCGATAAATACATTGCCACTAGGTAATGTGTTAGCTGATATACCCATGCCTGTATAAGTGTTACTATTCAATACTGTATCTGTGCCTGTTGTTACTGTTGTATTGCTAATTTTTACTATAATTCCATACAATTTGTAATCTGTACTAAAACTATGAGCAATAAATACATTTCCATCTGATAATAAGCAAGTCGAAATCATTTTACCTGTTTGAGCAGTACTTGATAAAACTTTATCCGTACCTTTTGTAATTGTAGTTCCATTTATGCTCACTACTATTCCATATAGATTGTAGCTTGTGCCATAACTATGAGCGATAAATACATTTCCATCAGGTAATAAACAAGCAGAAACGAAAATTCCTGACCATTGTGTTGAACTTAGTTGCGTATCTGTTCCTTTTGTTATTGTTGTTCCATTAATCGTACAAACCACACCATATAAATTATAATTCGAACCATAACAATGTGCTATAAACACTCTGTTTTTATCTAGAGTTACTGCTGATAATCTATAACCTGAATACTTATTTGCGTTGTCTATTGCAGTATCTGTACTCAATTCCGTTGTTTGACTTGCTACTCCATTAACAAACTCAACAAAATCTCCTGCTGATATATTCTCTCCTGCATAAGCATAATAATCTTGTATTATTCCATTGATCTTATCTCCTGCTCCACTTTGACTATATAATTTTGCTATTCCCATTTTTTTCACCTCCTATACATCAGGAACATAAACGCTTACTTGTTGATTATGTGCCGTATTACTTCCGCCTATTCCACTTGTTTTTGCTACTCCATTACATGGTAGTGTTGTTGCTGGACGTACTTGAGTTTCATAGGTGGTTATCGTTCCAGTTGTCAAAAATTCATTTGTAGGTATATTTTTTGTTTTATTTATCGAAAACAGTTGACCACTCAAATTATAACTACTGTCATCGGTGTGGGCTATAAAAATTTTACTTTCTCCGTTAAGCGTTACAACTTCACTTTCTAAGACAAATCCCGCATAATGCGTACCACTTAACGATGTGTTTTTTCCCGTTGTTATTGTTGTTCCACTAATAGTGCAGATTTGACCGTACAGATGAAAACTTGAACTATAGCTATATGCTATAAATACACCGTCCCCAATATCGTTTGCGGTTATTCTATAACCTGCGTTTGTAGTCGCCTGTATTGAAGTGTCTGTCCCTACTGTTATTGTTGTTCCTGATACTGTGCAAACAACACCGTACAAATGGCGATTTGAGCCATAAGTGTGTGCTATAAACACAGATGTACTAGTACGAGCTACTGTTGAGGTTTCTACCCCTGAATATTGGTCGGAAAGTATTTGAACATCTGAACCATAAGTGACTGTTGTCCCTGTTATAGATACCACCACACCATATAACCCTGTTTCAGGTAGCGTTCCTGACGTGTTAGTAGGATTTCCATGCGTAACAAACACTTTTGAACTTGATAGTTTCGCTGTAGATAAAAAATAACCTCCATTAGTTCCAGCATCTGATGAAAAATACTTATCACCTTCTGTTATTGTAGCACCTGATATTGTGCAAATCTGTGTTCCTATATAGTTGTTACTGCCTGAACTAAATACTACGCAAACACTTGTACTCGACAGCATTTCTACTGATATAGCATTACTGCAATAAGTACTAGCTTCGGCTATTTTTGTATCCGTTCCTAACGTTACCGTTGTGCCTGATATTGTGCAAACTTGGGCGTTTAAGTACTTCGTACTCCCTCGTCTATATGCAATAAATACTTTTGTATCAGATAAAGCACACACACTCATTGACCAACCCGAGTAAGCGTTAGTACTTATTAGAGTATCTGTGCCTGGTGATATAGTACCGTCCGTGGATAAAGAACAAACTACTCCATAAATATAATTACTGCTACTTTCAGACGTGGTCGAACCGTGTACTATAAATATTTTGTCATTACTCAATTTGCACGCTGACAACACACGTCCACATCCGCCTAAAGGTGTGTCACTACTCGTTATTGTAACTGTTTCCGTCGTAGAACTTGCTACGCCATTTACAAATTCAACAAAATCACCAGCACTTATATTTTCGCCTGCGTAAACATAATAATCTTGTATAATTCCATTAATATTTAATCCTGTTCCACTTTTTCTATAATCTAAAGCTGCTATTCCCATAATTCATCACCTCTGTATCACAATGCGTATCGGTATTGCTGTTGTGGGTATTTCATCATCACAAGTAACAGTTATACCTCCATCGTATGTTTCTATCATGCTCACACAATTCCACGCTTCTTGCTGCGCTTTACGTGTTTCTAAAGTAGAACTCCATTGAGGAATTATTGTTATGTTTGTATCACTTGCCAATGCAATACTAGCAGCGATACTTCGTGTATATGGTGCTGTTGAACTCCAACCTGCAGTTGGTATTGAAAGGCCAACTTCTTGATTTGCTGTTTTCCAATTTTCCCATGCACTATTTATCGGAACATAACACCTGTAGTATGTTGCAGTATTAAATCCTGGAATTATTGATGCGCCTTGATATACAATGCCATTGTAGTTACCAACAAAGAGAAATGAGATACCACCAGGTCGTGGATTATTTAATGACGTTGTTTCATTTGCATTTTTTATTATATAAATACCAACATCAGTTAAATTATTAAAATCAACTATATTATCTTCACTAGCTGTAATTGTTTTAACTGCTAAATCTTTTAAGTTTTCACCTATATTTTCACTAAATTCATCTAATTTTTCTGCAATAGTAGTATCTACATATTCTTTCTCAGCAACCTTTTCTTGCAATTCTCTTGTCGCTTGTGTAAGTCTGTAAATTAAATTATTAAACCAGTTTGCAGGAGGTTTTTCACCTGGCAAAAAGCCTGTTGACAATTTACTTTCAGGTAAATCCGTTCCTTCTGCTGTGAAGTTTTGAACTTCTTTTTCAAAAGCCATTTATTTTTCCCTCCTTTTATAATGGTAATTCATAATCATTCCCACTGATGATATAACCTAAATATCCACCAGTAGTCTGTTCATCATCTGCAAAACCTTTTTCAAAATCAAGAACAGGTTCATAATTTTCATCAGCATTTTCTCCAAATTCAAACGTACCTTCATAGGATACACTTTCAACACGTACACCAGCAGGCAACAATGATTTTACAATTGACTTAAATTGTCCAATTGTCATTCCTACTTTGTTTAATGCTTCTACAGGTACACCCACTAAAGAAACAACACCAGGTTCTCCACCTTCTTCTTCAATGTCTTCTGTCATTTCAAATTCTGTCGGGTCTGCTTGTATTGTTGTAGCAAGTGCATTGATGATAGCGTTAAAATCACCAGAACTCCACATTCTAGCGATTTTTGATTTAATCATAGTCCTGTATATCTCATCTGTTGCTTGGCCTCGTTCTTGGCTGTAATTTGAGCCAATTAAATCAAGTGTTTTTCCTGTTGCTGTATCAATGCTCCTATACAATCTTATTTGTTGTTCTGTATCTGAAACATGCTTTAACTGTTCTTCTATGATCTGAAATAATTTATATATGTTTCCATCTTTACCTTTGTAACTCGCATCAGTTAAAAGATAAATCATATCATCTGCGCTATAACTCATGCTGTTACCACCACCGTTATATTGTCAGCACTTGATTTAGCTATTTCATTTTCGGCTATTTCGATATTGTTTGTTGAAAAACTTGCATTATCTTTTGACATTGTCAAAGTAAAATCTTCTATACCATCAATTTTTAATATTTGACTAACTAATTTCATGTAAACAACATCTTCACCCATTGACAAACCTGAATAAAACACATTATCGCTATCTAATCCACCAACATATTGAAGAATAGCTGTTTTAACTTGTGCTGCACCATTGCTAGGGAAACTGCTGTTAGTAGTCAAACTAATATTGTAGTAAGTCGCTATTTCATGCGGTCTATTAAATTTAACCGTATGAGCAACGTTTGAAATATCTTCTACTGTTAGCACTACATCACCAACTAAACCAATTCCAACAGGTTTTTTGCTGAATATCATTTGTGCTATTTCTATTTCATCTCCACCGTACACATATATCTTGATGCTGTGTGCGGGAATACCTCTTTCATCTGTTTCATTCGTGCTGTTCTCATATATTGTTACTGCTCTTACTCCACCTACACCCAACAAACCGCCTTTAATGCTGTTTATCGTTGACGAAGCTTGCGATCCAATACTTCCTTTAGCTCTTTCTCTTAATTGGAAATCGCTTTCTTCTTCTGTTCCGTTTGTAAAAGCTAATTCGTTTGTTACTGATTTTATATTTTCATCAGGGTTAACAATTACATTTATATCTCCTACCTGGCAATTACCAGCGATTCCACTTTCAACACTTGTAACTTCTGCTGTTCCTGTTCCATTTTCATCTAAGATACATTCTTCAATAGTGAAATACTGAACATTATCTTCCGTCGCAACAGTAAAACCAAAAGGCACTTCATATCCTGGTGTTCCTGTAAACGTTACATGGCCTGTCGCAGGTTGTGACAAGCTTCTTGATAATCCTAATTGAACTATGTTTCTATCTAAAGCCAATCCTCTGCAAGTATCCAAATAAGCTGTAAAATAGCTTCCTTCTACATCTTCCCACAACTCAGAAATTTTATGAGCATTTACTCTGATAAACTTACCTACAATTGATGTTTCGTCTGTGTTGATGTCATTGCCAAACACTTCTTTTGCTTTTTCTATCATACTTTCTACTATTTCTTCATAGGTAGGTCTTACAAAACCTTTATCGTCAAGCATTTTTCAACCTCCTTTCTATAAAATCTCCAATTCTTCTACTACTACCTGTTCATCTCCTATATGTGCATAAAAAGAAACAGACAACTTTCTCACTTGTCTGTCTACTCTAATATCTATGGTATCTAGCACTATATCGCCTGAGCATTGAGATAATCCCTTGTTAATTTCATCAAGTATAATTTCATTATCAATCGTCTTAACAAGCAAGTTGTGAAAATTAATGCCATACTTCTCATTGAATATCCACTCACCATTATTGCTAGATAAAACCTGTTTAACCTGTTGAGCTATCTCATTTTGAGCCTCTACAATACCGATATCATTCTTTTTAATCACTATATCCCCTTTGTTATCCAATAGAAAATCTTTCATACATTTCACCCCTTATAAGTCCACCACGTCAATAATAATTGCATCATTTATTCTATGATGTACGCCTGTAAATGGTAAACCAGTATTTCCACTCGTTAAATTACTCATATCCCTTTCTAAAGCCACACAAAGCACTATATCACCTTCTTTAATCGGAACAGTTACTTCTACATCTAATTCTTTTCCAACTGTTTCTGTGGTGTTTTTAGGCACTGTGTGACTATGTGTATCGCTGTCTGTTGTCGAACTCGAACCATAGCCATGACTATGAGTGTTTTGAGTTGTTGTTATGCTTGGTACTGTATGAGAATGTTCAAACGTTTCAGATTTACCAGTAGCAAACCCTTTACACCTATAAACGTTTGTTATAACTGGATATTCTTGTGCTTCTTTTCCATATTGTTTGTATTTTGCTAATGGTTTAATGCTGTACAATTTCCCATCTACAGCAACCACTTTAGCCAGAAATGCTGTATGTAATTCTAGTAATCTACTTTCTACTATTTCACTAATTGCATTATAAATCTCACTCATACCCCAACACCTCTATCCACTATTACCATTTCAGTAACAAAAGTATCATCGTACCTATGCACTCCACTTCTTACCCTGTAACTTCCTTTACCATACTTAGAATTCAAAGTAATAAGGCTTGCTGTTGTTATTCTGTGTTGAAGTAATGAAGTTATATTAAACCCATGCTCTTCAATTACTTTCTTATCACCAACAGTCTTGATCTTGCTTTGCCCTTTTTGTGTTGCCATGTTTTGTACATCTTCTTTATCTAGTTCTACTTCTTCTGTAAATTCACTAGGAACACCAATTAAACCAGTATCAACAGATAAGATAAAATTAATATTATCTCCTTCTGTCAATGGCCTAATATATAACTTTCCTTTGTTGATATACACACTAGCTCCACAATGTTTAGCAACCTTTTGCATTTCTTCTGTTATCACGCCATCACAAGTCCAACCTTTGCTATACTTAACATCTGTAGGCAATTTCAAAATTGTAATAGGCATTTTTAACTTGTTCGCTAAATCTTTCAAAATGTTGCTTGCGCTTGTACCAGCAGCATAACTTTTACTTTCAATAGATTTTTCTGTTAAGTCTTCACTATCTAAAACATAAATAGTAGTGCATTTGTCTACTCCATCATGCGTTGTTTTAACCAAAGAAATACGGCCACTTAATATAACACCTGTATCGCCTTTATATCCTGCCGTTATCGTGCAAATATCATTCTTTTTAATCTTTGAAATCGTGTTATCAGATAAGTTATATATTTCAATCGTGCTTTCATTTGCTTCTGTGTTATCATCAAAAGGAACTGTAAACTTGATTTTTAGCTGTTCATTATTAACGCAAAAATAATCGCTTACTTTTACTTCTGCGAATCTATCAAATAATCTATGTTCACTCATTATCCTCACCAACCGTTAACAATACTGTTTCATTGAAATTACTGAAAGTCACTTCCTGTTCTTCTCCTGAAGGATCTTTAGGAATAAGCTGTACAATAGGAAAATCCATATTTCTAACACTTTGGAACAATGGGACCCCATATATAACAGGTTCGCCTTTTACAAGTTCTACACCATCTGCATTTTTCAAATCAACAGTAAATAAATCTTCTCGTTTGTTGTAATTCACCGTTATATTAAACAAATCAGCACCCAATGTAACGTTAAAGTTGTGAGGAATCCTATCTTTGTTAATCTCTATATAATTCATTTGTCATTCCTCCTTTATGAGTTTTTGTCTGTTTCGTTCATGTATTCGTGCAGTAAATCACTTGCAGCCTTAATATAAGGCGTTGCTTTTTGTGCTTCTTTTAATCCTTTTGCAGTATCTTGGTGTTCATATACATTAACAGCATTATCAATTTTCAATTTGGCTTTATCACACTTATCTAATGCACCTGAACAATAACTCACCAACTTAATTGCGATTTCTCTGCTGTACTTATTTTTGTTCATGTTCCCTTCAATAACATTCAAAGCATATTCAACCCAACCCACATATAACGTATAGTAAGGCAAGAATCTATCAGGATAAGTTGTTTTAAAATACTTCACATATACTCTCATACGTGAAATTTTGTCTAAAATCTTATCTGCATAAGTACTAGGTATTTTATACGTTGTTAAAGTTGTTTTTTGTTTTTTAGGTTCTGTCAGTTTAATGGGTTCAAACTGTTTTGTCGGTTCAGTTACTACATAATTTGGAGTATCACTTGAACCAGAACCGCCACTTTGACCACCACCGCCCTGTGTTGTGCTAATTTTTGCAACGGTTTTTGCTGCTTGTTTTGTTGTTTTTGCTATATTTGTTTTCTTTGTAGTAGTCGGCTTTGATGCACTAACTGTAGACGTGTTAGGGACTCCATTCTTACTAACAAGTATCTTTTCTCCTGGATATATCAAATTAGGATTCCCACTCTTTAACTTGTTGTTAGCCAAAATCCATTCTAAAGTTGTGTTGTATTTCCTTGCTATCTTTAACAACCACTCACCCTTTTGTACCGTATGCCATACTTCTTTACCTGTGTTCTTAGTAGACTGCACTTGCTGGGTACCTGCGTTTGCTTTAGGTTCTGTATATAATGAGTTTGCAATTCTCATTTCTTCAAAGTCTATTGTGATTTTTGCACCATTTGATATTTCAGCATCACTTACTTTACTTACACTTGTTATAACTCCATCAAAAACATTTCTTCCTCTAAACTCAATTAAAGTGCCATTGTTTGCCCATATTACAAGCTGACTATACATTTTGCTCGCTGTGAGTGTTGGCGTGTCTATTACCTCACCATCTATCTTTAACTTAACTAAATTCCGTTCGATGTGATCTGTTACATCTACGCCCTCTTCTACAGGATTATTCGTCTTGTTGTATGCATGGTCTATCGTTTCGCTTATTGCATGAACATATAAACCGTTTAATAATGCCATTTGTTCACCTCTTTTCAAACAAAATAGAGGTACACTCTATCGCATACCTCTACACCTCTCTTAATCTAGGATTTCTTCTATTTATACTTCCAAACACTTCTTCAATCGTACTCTTTACTCTCTTAGCAACTTCATCAGGATTGTTGCTTGTAATGTTAAAAGTAAAATTATTGTTATAGACTGCACCATTTCCACCGCCTAAAATATCTTGTGTTTCGTCTGCTGTATATACTTTTCTATGCGGTGCATTTGTTACAAGTTCTGGGCCTTGCTCACCTGCTATAAATGTATCAGGCGTATTGTTAGAGCCTTTAGCTAAATAAGGGATTTGAGGTAATGAGAATGTTTTTCCTCCACCCCAATTTTCAGGAACCCAATCAGGTATCTTGATATTACATTGTGCAAAAAATCCGTTAATCAAGCCAATAACTCCATTCAACGCACCTTTTACAATGCCACATAAAGCATCCCAAACGCCTGAGAAAATATCTTTAATTCCGTTCCAAGCTAATTCCCAATCACCAGTAAATACGCCTGTTAAAAAGTCAATAACGCCACTTAGAGCTGTTATAATTCCGTCTATCGCTTGCATAATGTTGTCTATTAAAGCAAATACCAAATTCCCTATATTTTCAACTACAGGTTTTAACCAAGGCCATAAACAATTTACAATCCAATCGACAAACGGAGCTAAAACTTCGTTCCATAATCTACCTACTAAAGGAATTACTTTTTCAAAAACACCTGCAAATTTAGCACCCCATTCTGCTAGAATAGGTTGTATTGAGTTCCAAAAAATAACCAAATTGTCTTTTATACTTGTAAATGCACTTTTAAATGTTGCAACATGCGGGCTTATTTTTTCTCCTATCCAACTACCAAACACACCTAGCTTTTCAATAGCTATTTCTATTCCACCTGCTAAACTTTTAACTGAATTTACAATGCCATCAATAACGCCTTTACCAAAATCTGAGTTCAACAAGCCATTTACTTTATTAAGCACTCCTTGAAGGCTGTATTCTGCTTCGTTTTTAATCTTTGTCCATGCACTACCAAATGTCATTGGCATACTTTCAAATTTCTTGTTGATATCATCAGCAGAAGCAAACAATGCTTTCTTGATAATATCTGCAGTAATTTCTCCATCTCGTGACATTTCTTTTAGTTCGCCTTTGGATTTGCCTGTATATTTAGCGATAGCGTCTGCTAACATAGGAGCGTTTTCCATTATAGATCTGAACTCATCACCTTGTAGCTTGCCTGCTGCCAAAGCTTGCGTTAATTGAAGCAAACCAGCTTCTTTCTGCATTGTGTCTGCACCAGCAATAGTGAACTGCTTATTCAATAATTCTGTAAAATCAACTAATTCTTGAGTATTTAAGTTGCCTTTCTTATCAGTAAAAGCTTCTGCACCTAGCAAACCTATCTTTGCTACTGTATCGGCTGTTGCACCAAAATCACCTCTTGAGTTTTGCGCAGCCTTAAAAATACTGTCTTTTAGTTGGCCTGTCTTAGCAACATCTCCATCAGTTAACAAGTTCAATCTTGCTGTTGTGTTAGTCCATTTATCACTTAGCTTTATAATTCCTGATATACTGGATTTAATAGCTTGTAATCCCATATTGAACGCTTGCAGAGCTAAATTACCTTTGAATACCGAACCTGTAATACTTCCAAAACCTTTAGAACCACTCGAACCAGTGTTTTTAGTCGCTGTTCCTACATTGAATATTTTCTTCCGCAAATTATCCGCAGAAGTGCCTATTCTGTCAAACCAACGTTTCATAGTAGACAGCGTTTTACTCTTTGCAACTGTTTTATCAATACTTGTTTTAACATTCTTTATCTTAGTATTTACTTTGTCAGTTACCTTTTGAACTGCTTGCATAGGTTTTTGTAGTGCTTTTGTTATTTTGTTACCTGAATTAGCAGCCTTGTTTATGCTCTGCTCTACCTTACTAAAACCCTTGCTCGCTTGTGTTGGTATCTTATCCAACTGCTTGTTCAAATTATCTAAAGGTTTACTATTAATCTTAAATTTTACATCAATCGTTAAATTCTCTAATGCCATACTCTCACCCCTTTCCTCTTAGGAGTTAACCTATCGAATTTAATAGGTTTATCGTTTCTTTTTGCTTTCTTCTTTTATCTTCTTTTTCATTTCAGAGGAAATCATATCTAAGGCAAACATTGCTTCTACTACTTCTTCATCTGTCATTTGATGAAAAAGTTCCGTATAAGTGAAAGAAGCAACATCAGAATAAAACAAATTCCATCTTGCTTTATTAGCATTTACTCTATCAATATAATACTGCTTATTCTTCGTTTTCTTTTCCCAAATTTCGAAAGTTGCCTGCCAAGAACTCTCCTACAATTTCTGTTACTCTATCAAAATCATCTTCATGTTCTGGTTCGTCAAAATATTCGAATGTTACTTCTGGGCTTACAATAATATTTTTAAAAGCTAATTCTAAAGCAATTTCTGTTGATCTTTTAGAATTACCATTCTTGTCTACTACTGTCGCTTCATCTGTAATACGAATAATAGTTCTTTTCCCTGGGTACTGGAACACATAGGTAGTACCATTAATTTCCTCTTTGTACTGGTAGAATTTGTTTTTTGCCTCATTTGCCATAGCATTTTTCCACTCCATTTCTTTAAATAAATCTTTTTTGGAGGTTTTCATACTAACACCCCTCTAATTCACTCATATTTGCGTTTAGATAAAAAAATAGAGGTAGGCTATAACTTAATATACCTACCTCCTTTTTAACTGCTCTAATCTTATTTATGAGCTTTGAATTTTTGTTGAATATTTAATTGGTTAACTTTTCTTACTTTTTATATGGTCTTTCTAATGCTTCTACTTCGTCCCAACCTTTGTATATTCGATTGCGTAACGATTTATAGCTTACATTCTTTATTTTAGCCCATTCAGCCATTGTGTGTGTTTCGCCTTTATATGTAATTAAATGATTTCTACTTGTGTTATTATTTTGCACTTCATAGGTTGCCCATCTACAATTCGAAGGGCAATATCCTTTTGCATTGTCTATTCTATCAATAGTTAAATCATCTCTATAACCATTTTCTATAGACCACTTATAAAAAATTTCAAAATCATTTAACCACTCGCTACACATTTTTATGCCTTTGCCACCATATCTTTCGTATGCGTGGGCATTTTTATTTGTGGTTCTTCTTTTAATTAATTGCCATATATTATATATCCGTGTGTTTTTCATTCTATGTTTAGACTGTTTTTCTGACATTAATTCACTTCTAAAACAACCACAACTTCTTGCAATTCCTCTTTTTAGACTATCAGTTCTTGTTATTACTGTTTTGCCACAAATACAATCACACAACCATTGTGCATGACCGAATTTATCGTTTTCAACACGTTTTACTACTGTTAACCTGTCAAACGTTTGCCCTGTAAGGTCTATAATTTTCCCCATCTTATCCCTCATTCTCCCCATTCTTAAAATAAAAAAGGGGAAATACGAATGAGGTTGTACTTTCAACAGAGTAGCTACTCTCTGTCTATCCCCTTAAATATTATAATACGTTTTGTAGTATTTTTCAATTATTTCTCGGTATAATCTAAGGCTGTGATAACATATTCTCTAACCCCAACCTCTGCTCCGTACTCTCCGCCAGCTGGTTTGTTAATTACGCAAACAGAACCACCTACGATTGTTCCATTTGTATTCTTATTGTTGACCCACACCTCTACTTGAGTTCCTTTGTTAGCTAACTCATTTAGATATGGTACTTGTGGAGATGTTTGAGCAAGTGTTACGGTAATTTCTCCGAGTGGATTGTTGACAATGTTTTGAACTACATCACCCTGCGCTCCTACAGAGTATGTGGAATTATCTTCCATTTTCTCAAAACTTACCATTGTGTCCTCTGCAAAGCCTGTTAAATATACGCCTCCGACTGTGATATTCACATTTTTGCTATCATATTGTGTTACTGCCATTTAATATCCCCCCAATCCTTAGTACGTGAGCGTTCCACGAATTACCGTCGAATGAATAGCTCCGCCAATTCTAAATTCAAATTCACCCAGATCATATCTTCTGTCTGCACGTTCTGCATCGGTAGTATGAGAAACATCTGGGAAATTTGTAGAATATTCTGCTGATATTCCTTGTACAGTTGCTTGCTGTAATACTGTTACAACAGAAGCTTCAATCATCGATATACCTTCGTTTGTGTAAGGTATCTTTGCAGACTTATTAATGGTCTTTTGAACATTGTATTGAATGTTGTAGATTAAATAATCTTTGCTATGTACTACATCGATATATTCGCCTGCGTGTGTAATACCTTCAGAAGTTACTTTATCTCCTGCTTTTACTACATAAGCGATAGCTCCAGCATTGTGAATATTGATTAACTTTGTTTTTGTCATTTCTTCATCTGCTGTAATACCATTTAAGCTCTTAGCTTTCCATGTAATAGATCCAACAGGTAAAGAACCTAATTGACCTACTAAAGCACAATCTGGATATTCTCCATCTACTTCATGATAGAAGATAACTAGGTTTTCATATTTAACTGTGTTTTCACCATATACAGCTAAATCACTTTCATTGTTTACTCTTGTAACAATAATTTTTCCGTTTTTTAATTCATCAAGTTTTGCAACTACTGCTAATACTTTAGCTGGTGCATTTTCTGCCATAACAACAAAATAAAAATCTTTGTTGTATATTTCAGCTAGACCATCTGCTAATGTAGCTGTATCGCTTGATGCATCAATACAATATACCGCAACTTTTTCAGGTGCGTTATCTTGGTCGAATATAGCTTTAGCCATGCCATACTCTACTGTACCTTCAGCAAAATCTTCTTTTAATGCTGTTAGTTCATAGTATTCTTTATAAGCATGACCGCCCTCTTTTGAACTTAAAATAACTACATTTCCAAAGTTCAATAACCTTGTAGGCTCTTGAACATCAATAGTTACCTTTACGTCGCTTATAGCCATGTTCTATTCCTCCTCTTTATTTATATTTACCGTTTCTATGTAATTAAAGCTTTCTACTTCCGATGTTTCTACCATTCTAAATCGTACATCAAAACCTATTCGTTTCTCATACTCGGTAGAAATGAAATTATCTCTGTTCTGTACTTTTGAAACTTCTACTATTGCAATTTGACGTTGCGAAAGCATATCTACTCCATAAATTCTGAAATAGTTTACTGCTTTATGTAGTAAATCATGAACTTGGTCTTCTTCGTTACCTATTACAGTAAACGAATAAACCTGTTCAATAATAGTTTCGTATTTTCGTACTATCTTATCTTCGTTTGCCTCTTCATACATAGAATACTTCACAGGCTCTATTCTAGGGTTTGTTATGGTGTAAGAGATGTAAGGGTAGTCTAATTGCATTTCAACGCTTGTAGAAAGAACTACAGGGCACTCATCGCCCATGTAATAGCTTAGTCCGCCTATAATCCAATTTCTTATATCACTATTCTTCATCATCTTACCTCACCGCCTCTTGAAACGAACTTACATATTTAAGCCTGTAATTATAAAAATCGCCATATTCATTGTATGGCGTTTCACTCTCAACCTTATATCTACCGTCCCTATAATTAACAAAAGAACGTTCTATATCTATTGGAGTTGTTGAAATTAACAACCTGTCTTTTGCAGTAATAACACCGCCCGACTGATAAATCTTTACTTCCTCATACGGAACAATAACACCTCTTCGATATTCTTTTGTAGAATGACCTTTGGTGTACTTACCACTCTTCTTGTCTAATATTGCAACAGGTTCAACTTCTAATTCATAATTTGTACTGTATTTCTTTACTAACCAATTGAATTTAAAGGTTCGCATATAAAGTCCCCCCTTTACTCCACCTTGTAAGTAATTTCTCCAATCATTCTACCTGTGTCAACAAGTGGATTTGAAGATTTCTTTTGAGCTATAGTGAATGGGTGGTTTGGTGGTTCTTTTAGTTCAACCGCATAATCTTGCAAATCGCCTGCTAATTCATTACCCAAACGGTTAAATACCAACTCGGTATTTACTTGTTGTTCTAATGCTTTATACAACATTTCTCTCGAATGTTTAATAAATCTTTTCTTGTTTTCCTGAAAACCTGCACGAATGAAAGAACGCTCTGGAATAACAATATAGTCTGTTGTGTTTTTTAAGTGTAGTCCTCGACTATGCAAGTACCCTCTCATTTTAGGTGTTACCTTTATTCTACAGCCAAACTCATGCACTCTAGCAATCATTTCTAATTCGCCACTTTCAGGAAATATCCCGACACTCAATTCTTTTTTGTTTATCTCAACAATATCTTTCAAAGCTTCTTTCAAACGGCCATCTCTTGTTATCTTAACTTCCATAACAATCACCCCTTAAAAGGCTTGAATCTAATCTTGTTGCTGATAAAACTCTTTAGATATTCGTCCAAACTTCCGAAAATGTTAGCATTATTGCCACTACCGTTTCCATTTCCTGTGCGGTACTTGGCAGACATCCCCCCAATGCTTTCACTTTCTACGGTGGAGTTTAATTGTGAAGCTTCTGCATACTGTTTAATAGCAATCTTGAATACAGGCGGTAGATCATGAGCATTCACTCGCTTATCCACTCCATATTTTTCAAAGAAGTTGTTAATATATTCAACTCCTGCTTCGATATAGATATCTAATTGTATTTTTTCACTTGCTGTTAAATGTTCGCTATCCATACCCAATAGCATTGCTAGTTCTTTAGCTGTCATTGTCTTCACCTCTCTATACAAAAGAAAAACAGGAAAGCTTATTTGCTCTCCTGCTTAGCTCTTTTAGTTTTCTTTGCTGGTTTCTCTGCAGCAATCTCTGTGACTTCTGCAGAGTTCTCTGTAACTTTTACTGGTTCTACAATAGCCATAACCTTACAAAGTTTTCTTGCTTGCAAATATTCGGCCGTTGCATTATCTACTGAAATTACATCGTTTGCAATGTAAAGTGTATCTTTGTACTTTACTCTGCCTAATAATTTAATTTCAACCATATTAAACACCCTCTTATACGTTTAGAATATGCATTTCGTCAATTCTTTCGAAAGAAGGTAATACAATTTCAGAAACGATAGTTTCTTTGTTTACTGGGTGTTCTTGCATAATTGTTGTAATAGCAACACCAGTGTTAACGATAGAAACATCAGCGTTTGTTCTTCCGCCCATTAAATCTGCTTCTTCAGGAGTTGTACCATACCATGTATTTCCTAAAGTTGTAGCAGGAATTAATGTGAATACTTCATCAGGGAAGAATTTCTTTGTTTCTTTGTTTTCATTTACAAACATATTGTCATATACAACAACTGTTAAATTTAAGTTTCTTAGTAAGTAAGCTTGTAAATCAGCATCAAAGATTTCTGCTGTTGTTAAAGTAATACCCTTACCTGCATTGATAGCTGTTCTGATAGCAGCGTTTTCAAGTAAGTTGTTCCATACTGTAGAATTACAGATAGCTCTTGTAGGCTTAACACCTGTTTTAGCCTGAACTGCTCTTTGAGCTTCTTTAATATCTTTAATAGGGTTAGCTGTTTCTTTTGCACTCCATTTAGCATTGTCTGCTAAAGTAGTAACGTTTTCAGCTTTCCATGCCTCGTCTGTATAATCGTATGTATAGTCTACTCCATTTGCTACGATGCTAATTCCACCAGTAGAAAGAAGTTGCATGATCTGTCTTTCAGCCTGTACGTTTGCACCATCAACTAAAGTGATGATATCATCATAAATTCTTTGTATCATTGGTTTAATAACTTCGTTGCCATTCTTTTCTAATCTCATTAAATCCTGTCTATCTTTTTCCTTGATAAGCATTGCTTCTCTGAAGAAAGGCATTTCAGTTTCTACTCTTGCTACACCAATTCTATCTCTTAAAGTTGCCTTTGCATCGAATTGACTTGGCTTTAAAGCAACTGGTAGCCCGCCTTTACCTTTGATCCAGCTTAAATCTAGTCCAATCTGCTTTCTAGCAGGGAATAAACCAGCTCCTAAAAATGGCACTTGAGTTTTGTTAACTTCTGCCCAATAAGAACCGATTTCTTTTGCATTAAACATATCAAATATTTTACTCATGTCTTTTATCCTCCTTCACTCTTATTACGCAATTGTTACGTCAAAGAATTTAATCATTGGAAGAGCTGCTACTGTAGCTTGTGCTAATTCAGCTACTGGAAGTTTTGTTCCATCGATAAATCCATGAACGACTAAAGTACCGTTTGCATCTCCATATGTAACATCTACATCATGAAGTAATACACCTGCTGCTGTTCCATCGTTAACAATAGCACCGTTAGCATCTAAAATAGAACCAGCTTTTACAATTTTCTTACCATCTTCTTCTACTGCACCTGCTGCTAAAACAGGAGTAGGAATAGCTACGCAGTGATCTACGAGCTTTAAAATCTCTTTAGAATTTGCATATTCTTTTTGTACAAATTTCATCATAACCTTTTACCTCCTTATTTGTTTCCAAAATAATAATCTGTTGACGCTTTGCTTGCGCCTGTTTGTTCTGTTCTGCTTTGTGCTAAAGATTTACCAAAATCACCTTCAGTTTCTTTTGCACTTGCTCCACCAGAGCCATTGATATCTCTACCATTAGACTTAAAGCGTTCATCAACTTGTTTTTTTACATTACCATCTATGCTCTTTTTAAGCTTTTGACATCTCAATTCCATTTCTTCTACTGTATCAGCCATTACTAAATCTAAGAATGAAAGCTCTTCATCAATTAGATTATGTTTTGTTAATAGCTTAGTAGCTTCAAACTTGTTTCTATCGGCTAAAAACGCAGCACGTTCTTTTTCAAACTGTTCTCTAGCTTGTTTTTCTTCGTACTCTGCTAAATCTTTAGCACTTAAACTCTTTTTCTTTTCTTCTTCTAATCTTTTAATTTCATCGTCTTTTTCCGTTAGCTTCTTCATATATTCAGTACGTACCTTATCAGTAGCACTTTGGATTTGTTTTGCAATGTAATCTTTCATTTCTTCTGAAATATCAGTATTTTTAGCACCCTCAAGTTCTTTAACCTTTTGATCATATTCCTCTTGGGTGATATCTTTTGCTTCTAATTGTTTTTTTAATTCTTCTAAATTCATTTTTATTCCTCCTTTGAGTATTCTCACACCACCCCTGTATTCTCTTTGTAGTACTTGCCTACTCTAATAAACAGTTTTAATGCAATCGGCCTCATATAATAAAACAAGCACTCATCGTATGGATAAGTGCTTTTTTGGGAAACAACATATGAAAAAAATTTGATTTGGAATTTTAACATACACTTTTTTAATTCTAAGCTAAATATAATACAAAATGCAAATTTTGTCAACGTTTCATAAAAATTTTTATTCATTTCGTATTATAGTACAAAACCACCTCATCTGCCGAAGGTGGTCTTGTCTGTTGAAATAAAAAAATTTAAAGTAGCAATTTAATAGCTAATATCATAATTATTCTACGTTTTTTTCATTGTTCCTTCTTAAAATATAATTTTTGTATTCAAAATGAAAATACCACCCACAAAGAGTGATATTTTCAGAAAGGTTGTTTTGATACATATAGTTGATTTTAACGAGTTTACTCTCGAATGTTCGCCTGCCTAAGCAAGCCCCACGCTGTACTTGTTATCTGGAACTAACAAGACAACACTCTCTGTCTACCTTTGGTAGTAGAGAAAAAATATAGTGTAATAAAATTTGATTTACACAAGCTCGCACGTCAAATATTGGCGTATTTAAGAGATGAGTATGTCTTACAACAATAGCTACCTTTATTCTCTTTCGAGAAGTTATTTATCACTACATGTCCGCATATCTCCTACTCACTTGCAGAGTTTACTCTCTATAGCAATATAAATGGCTTACCAACCATCTCTATAAATAATATATATCATTTTAGTAGGAAAAACAATACATTTTGTATTTTATTTTAGTCTTTTCTTTCTCCACTCTTCAAATTGCATTTCTTGTAACTTAGGGCGCTTTGGTTTTTGAACATCTACTACTGTGTATTTGAGGTAACATCGACAATTACAATCATGATGTGCGTAACCAGTATTGGAAGGTGCTTCACCTTTTTCGCCATAACCCAAGTCAAACATTTCACCAACTTTTACAGTTTGGCCATGTAATCTGTTGTGTGTATCTCTTACCCTGCTATCACGCATACACTTCCATGTCTTTGTTTCTACTACACCTTCTTCTTGTGCTTTCATTGCACTGTCATGCTTTCCTTTTTCTATTACTCTGTGCATTTCAGTCCTTGCAACTCTTACTGATTTCACATAATCGTTTTGAAATGTTTGTTTTAGTAAATTAGCTGTTTTACCATACGAATAACCTTGATAGATTGATTGAGTAACAAGCCTTTTCACTTCGTATATGATTTGAGCACGATTTTTTTGCAATGTATCATTCAATGTTAACCCACTAACAGGATTATCAATACTTGCTTGTATTTGTTCTGCCTTTAATCTTGAATAATTCAAATATGCTTGTGTTTCTTTTTCAAACGCATACGCTAAATACTCATAGGATAGCTTGTAATTGTCTTTTATTCCTTCTGCTATAACTTTGTACTCACCTTTAGTCAAATCGTCTATAAAGTCGTTTATTGTCGTTAAAAGGCTATTCAATCGATTATACTTTAACATTTCTTCGTATGTTAGCTTTCCGTCCTTCTCATACTTACTGTGTACATTGGCTAATTCCCCTAAAATCTTTTTAGCTAATGCTTGATATTCCTTTTTCAATTGTTGTTCTACTTCTTTAGTTAACTTACCAGTTTGTTTTTCTATGTCGTTTATATATTTGTCTAAATCTTTAGCCATAATATCACCTCAAATACTAGATTGAAGTCTTCGGCATGTCACCTGCACTATCAGTCTTTGGCTCATTATCGAAGTCAAGTGGTTCTATTCCGTCTTGTTCTTTTTCCATTAACTCTTGTTCGTATTCAGCGTCATCAATAGCACTAAATAAGTTTAATCTTGTTTGTTCTGATACTAAACCTTTTAATTTAGATTGACAATCTGCTTCATAAGAGAGATCCAAAGGATAACTTCTTTTAAATTCACAAATAACCTCTAAATAATCGAAATCAATATTCTTCTTTTTCAACGAACTTGCTAACACTTTGAACATGTACATATTAGCCTCATGGAATTTACGTTCAAACATTATGCAACGGGTCTCAAGAGGGAAAAGCTTGAATTTCATAGCCACACCAGAAGATACTTGACCGAATACATCGTCACTTAGGTCTGGCGTTGAAGAGAACTTGTATATATGTTTATCAAGTCTGTTAATATGGTTTTCAATAAATACATCGTTAATCTCTTTAACTAAGTACTCCATGCCGACATTATCCGAAAGTGCTGGCAAAATAAATGTACCTGTACGCCTTGCTTTTGCCAGTTCCTCATCGTCTATCTCTGCACCTGTAATTAACAAATAAGCCAATTTGAAAGCCTCAACTTCACTGTTACAATCTGATAGACTTCTATCCACAGCATCAATCAAAGTTAGCACATTCTCAGCAATACCTAAAGCTTCTTTGTTTTGTGGAATAGCTTGTAAAGGGCAATAATCAAATAAATGCTCTTGTACTACATATTCACCCATTTGATATATTCCTTCTCTTGTACCCAACAAACTAATATCAGGAATTAAGCCATCTTCACCATCTTCATAATAGTAAATGTACTTATCATCATAAAACTCTAATTTGGTTACTTTTTTTGTTTCTCCATCTCTTACAACTTCTATGTCTTCAATTTCTCTCAAAGCATAC